GCGTGATGGCCGCATGGCGTCCGGCGTGGATCTACTCACCGTGCCGTCTGGCCAGGCGATTTCTACAGCCTTCAGCTAACGGCTTAGAAAGCCGGGAAATATTTGGTAACAGGGATCGACTGATGGCGTGATGCCTAAGTCGGTCCCACATCAAACAGCTCGGCGTGATGCCCTGCGGTGAACCTTTCGGCGTGATGCCACCCCCCCTGACCTTCACCTGAATTTTCCCGATGGGACTCACTATTCTGGAGGCCGCCAAAACTGATGAAAATCAGAAGCGGGTGGCCATTGTTCGCGGTCTTGCTGAAAGCGAAATGATCAGTTTGGTGCCCTTCACCAATGTGTTGGGTGGCCTGGACTACGGCACCGAAGATGAACTGCCTGGTGTTGGTTTTCGTGCTCTAAACGAAACCTATGACCCCAGCTATGGCGTCATCAATCCGCAGTACGAACGGTTGTCCTACTTCGGTGGAGACATCGACGTGGATATTCAAATCATCAAGAACAAGGGCCGGCAAGAAAGGGCTAATCAGATCACAATGAAAGTGCGCTCGATGCGCCTTACATTTGAGGATTACATGATCAACGGCGATACTGCGGTTGATCCTCGCTCGTTTGATGGCCTGAAGAAGCGGCTTCCGACCGACTGCTCCCAGGCTATCAACATCAACGGCGCCCTTCCACTCACTGGCCTTGATGAGCTGATTGATGCGGTTGATGGGGACAACAAGATCCTGCACATGAACAAAACGATGCGGCGGCGCCTTACTGCTGCCAGTCGTAATTCCGCTATCGGTGGGTTCATGACTTATGAGCAGGATGCCTTTGGTCGTCGGGTCACCTATTACAACGATGCCCGCATTGTTGTTACTGACACCAACGCCCAGAACGTACAGATCCAGGGATTCACTGAAACTTCCAACAGCACCAGTATCTACTGCGTGTCCTATGGCGACATGGAAGTTACCGGCATCCAGGGCCCTGATTCTGCCGGTGGCTACGGGATTGACATCAAGGAGTTCGGGGAAGTCTCCGATGCTCCTGTTGACCGCACGCGAATCGACTGGTCCATTGGCCTGGCGATTATGAACGGCAGATCGGCTGCCCGCGCCTACGGGATCACCAATGCAGCGGTGACCGCCTGATCATTGCCCTATTCATCCATCCATCCCCTGATTACCTGAGGTATTGATTCATGGCACGCGCAACTGGACTGGCCCCCCGAAGGGGCTATCTACTGGATGCAATGACCGTATTGGTCGGCGAAGTCAAGGCCGGTGCCCGTGGCCGTCCCGCCGAAACCCGCACCGGGGCCGCTCGACTGCTCACCACCAACCTGGCAGCCCAGAATACCTGGAAGCTTATCGCCTCCGGTGGCTCCAGTAACTCCGCTGGCGGCTACATCCTGCAGGCCGCTCACGTTGCCGAAGGCGCCGCCCTAAGCGCTGCCTCCGCCTACGCCAACATCGGTGTGGTCACCGCCACCGCTGGCGCAATCAATGAGGTTGTTGTCGGCGGCAAACAAATCCGTGATGCCGTCAAGGCTGCCGGTTCGGTGACTGGTGACGTTCGGGTGGCTGCGGTCCGGGTGCGCCCTGGCACCGGCAACCTGGCGATCAGCAACGTGGCGCTGACTTCCAACGTGGTCACGATCACGTTATCGGCTGCGCATACCATGCTGGTTGGTGAGGTCGTCACAGTGGGATGCTCCAACCCGCTGGTGAATGGCACCTTTGCTATCACGGGCGTGGGCGCGAGCACCTTCACCTACGCATTGGTGGCCAGTAACATCACCAGCGCATCGGCAACCGGGACCGTTACCAACGGCGCTGCTGTGCCGGTTGGAACCAACACCGTGGCCCTAGTTCCCGCTGAGTGACCCATTAGGCGGCTTGTGATCACTTAGGGCCCTCCAGGGCCCTTTCTGCTATCTATCACCATGAATTTCCCTATCGGCTACGGCCACGAAGTCAAGCCACAACAGCCAGCAGCCGAGCCCGAGGCCCAGGAACCCGCTGCCGAACCCTTGACGGCATCGCAGTCGGGACTGACCGGCTCCGCCAAGCGCAAACGAGCACGGGTGACGGGTGGGCGGTTTGCTGCCGACGATCCGGCCACCGTGGCCGATGAGGCGTGGGTGGAAAGCTAGGGCAGCGATCTTTGCCGCTGAACAAAGGAGACTCCCATGGCTTTTCAGTTTTCGACACCGGCGCGTAACGGTGCGCTGGACGCAATCGAAACGGCAGCAGGTACAGCCCCGACACTGACGCTTCGCACGGGCGCTGTTCCCGCCAACTGCGCGGCGGCAAGAACGGGTACGGTGCTGGCAACACAGATACTGCCGTCTGATTGGATGGCGGCGGCATCTGGTGGCACCAAAGCGTTGTCTGGTACGTGGCAGGATTTGGCGGCGGATGCCGAGGGTAAGGCAGTTCATTTCAGCGTTGATCAAGGCGCTACTTGCCACATCCAAGGGCTTGTGTCCATGGCCTGGGTTGCTTCGGTATCAGTCATCACTGGAGAGCACCGCACAAACGGCGGAAATCTTTACCGCTGCACCACGGCAGGTACGACAGCTTCATCTGGCGGGCCAACCGGCACTGGCGGATCCATCACCGATGGGACAGCCGTGTGGGCATACGTGCAGGTCGGCAGCGATATGGCACTTGATAACACCTCGATTGCCATAAACCAACAAGTGACGATTACAGCATTCAGTCTGACCGCTGGCGGTGCCTGAAGATGACAACGCGAGCACAAAAAATCGCGGCAAAGGTGGCGCAGTTTGCCGGGGCCGCAGAGTCTGAAGTTGCCGCCGCGCTTAATGCGCCAGACAGCAACCTGCCAACAAAACGAAGCGATGTGGCTACTGAAGAAGCCAGGGAGATCCTGCTGGCCACGGGTGAATGGGGGGCAGTAATTCTTGCTGCCGAAAACAACACAGTCCCCCAACAGCTACGTGCTGCGTGCATTGTCCTGCGCGATACGATCACACAAACAGCGACGATCCCTGTTAGCGCGCCGACGATATACAGCGCAACGACAGACCTGCTTAATGGATTAGTTGTTGCCGGGATTCTAACGAATGACACCCGCAATGCGCTGATGGGCCTTGCAGACGTACATCAGTCATGGGCTGATATGGAGGGAGTGGGTG